TATGTTCAAAAGTATGACTTCACAATGATGGGGTTTTTGATCGATGAAAATGAGTTTGAAGTATCTCCCGCTATTTCACGAACACTTACAGTTGTCGAAGTTGATCAAAGAAATATAAAAAGACCTCAAAAGAAAAGAGAACCAATAGAGCTTTCCCAAATTTTGTTAGAATATAAAAATGACTCAACGTCAGAAGAATATAATTTCGAATACACTTGTAATTTATTTTTTGAACAATCCACTAATCTTGAAAGTTATTCAGTGTATATCAATGACCAATATTATGGTGATAATGTTGATACGATTCAAATAAACACAAATGATGTCTTAAGAATAGATATTGTCAGTGAGGGATTACCATCAATACCAAGTTTATCATTCACTCAGAAGTTGGTTTAATTTTCACCGTAAATATCCTTTTTTTCTTTGCATTTTTCAATAATCAAAGACTCCAAAAATCGATACATTTTGATTCCCCGTTTGTCGCAATACTTCTTTAAAACTTCGTGAACCTCGGAGTCAATTTTTAAATTTTTTATCTTCTTATTATCTTTAGACATAGGGGCAGAAAAAAGGCAGAATAAAATCTTACCAAAATATAAATACTTTTATTAATGTAAAGTTTTTAGTGCTTTATCAAGTATTTATAGAAAAAAATAAAAATATAAAAAGTAAGACTTGATATGGCAACTAACAGTAAAGTTTTCGTTTCACCAGGTGTATATACTTCCGAAGTAGATTTAAGTTTCGTAGCACAAAGTGTCGGAGTAACAACTTTGGGTATCGTTGGGGAAACATTAATTGGACCAGCATTCGAACCAATTTTCATCAGAAATTTTGATGAATTCCAAACAGTTTTTGGTGGGACTTCCCCTGAAAAATTTATAAACACAACTATACCTAAGTATGAAGCGGCATATATAGCTAAAGCTTATTTACAACAATCCAACCAATTGTTTGTTACAAGAATACTTGGTCTGTCAGGATATGACGCAGGTCCATCTTGGTCTGTATCTACAGTTGCAAATGTAAATCCATCGACAGTTGGTATTTGGTGTCTAAGTTCAGTGACAGATGTTTACACTTGTGAAACAGTATGTGTTCTTCCTAAACAAGAAACATATTTGATTGCGTTCAGTGGATGTAACAATGATATATCTACAATATCTTATCTATCTTTCTTCCCTGAGGAAATCCAAGCAATATTGTACAACCAATACGAACAGTTTAACGGAGGGACATCTACATTAGATACCGATATTAGAAACTTGATTTTTGACGTAATAACAAGTTCTAATCCTTTTACCGCTGAAGACCAATTCATTTCTTATTTTGGTTCTATAGATACAGATGATTATAATACATTAACAAATGCAGGATGGACAGCAGCAACTAACGTGTTTGGTGTACCTTCAGTTTCCTTAGATGATACAAATCTTGAGTCATCATTTAACGACCCTTGGTATTATGCATTATTTAACACTACTGGAAATACAAACTATAGTGGATATTCATTCTTTACATATGTTTCAGGTTTAACTTTAAATCCTGTTACAACAACAACTACTTTAACTCCTTCACCAACACCTACACCTAATCCATGTGTGACACCAACACCTACAACTAGTACAACAACAACAACCACTTTACCTTTGAATTGTTACACAGGTCAATTGTTGTTAAAAATGTACTATTATACAGGTACTTCGTTCAGTGATTATGATAATGTTGTTGTTGGTACGTTGAGATCAAGAGGGGTTGCCACTTATGTAACTGCAACTAACCCAGCATACAATGTAACAGGAATTACAGATGTTTCTTTAAACATGACAGGTCAATACTCTTCAGTTCTTAAAAACCCTTACGCAACATTTGGAGTAAACGTGAAAGATAAATTTGGAACTTCATATTTCTTTGAAACATCATTCACTCAAAATGACCCTGAATATTGGAGTAAAGTATTTGGTATTACAAATTTCCAAAAACCAAGACTTGAGGTTCCTGTGTTTGCAGAAGAAAACTTCCAATCATGGTTGAACTTCGCTTGGAGAAAAGGTTATATTAGAGGTTTGAACCCTAATTTAATTGCCCTTGACTCAGCACAAAGTGGAGATCCAAATTCAATCGGTTGGTATTTGGATAAATGGCAAACACCTTATTCACCATTTGTTGTATCTGAATTACGAGGTAATAAAGTTTATGATCTATTTAGATTCTACACAATTTCTGATGGTGATGCAGCAAACAATTTGATTAAGATATCAATTATAAATCAAACGTATAGTAACTTGACGTTTGATGTATTGATTCGTGATTATTTTGATACAGATGCAAACCCTGTGGTTCTCGAGAAATTTACAAACTGTACAATGGATCCAGGACAAAACAACTACATTGCGAATAAAATTGGTACATTGGATGGAGAATACATATTAAATTCCAAGTTTGTAATGGTTGAGATGTCTGAGGACGCTCCAGTCGACGCACTTCCTTGTGGATTTAACGGTTTCAACTTTAGAAATTATGCAGGAGCACAATCACCTTTCCCAATTATCAAAGGTAAATACGACTTCCCTGGTGAAGTAATCTATAACCCACCGTTTGGTTTATCTTCAGGAAACGATGATGCATTGGTAAGTCCAGGAGACAACGTAAGAAGAACTTACTTAGGTATTTCTAACTCTTATGGATGGGACCCAGCATACTTCGAATATGTTGGTAAAAGAAATCCAATTAACTCTTGTGATATTGATGGTTTACCATTTAACTACAGATCCGCAGGTTTCCACATGGACGTAAATGCAAGTGGTTTAACAATTGGACCTGAGTTCTCAACAAGTGGTGACCCAAGATTCATCTGTGGTAACTCACCGTTCATAACTGAACCTGAATTACCAACAAACGCATACTACAGATTGTTTGCACGTAAATTTACTTTCTTAGTACAAGGTGGATTTGACGGATGGGATATCTACAGAGAGTGGAGAACAAATGAAGATAGATTCCAAATCGGTAGATCGGGATATCTAAACGGAGCATGTCCGTCAACTAGATACCCTAATGCTAAGGGATGGGGAGCATTTAAAGAAATTTCTTTAGGTGACGGAACTCAAAACTTCGCAAATACTGACTACTACGCATATCTATTAGGACAACAAACATTTGCTAACCCTGAAGCGGTTAACATAAATGTCTTTGTTACTCCAGGTATTGATTACGTTACAAATAGTAATCTTGTAGAAGCTGCAGTTCAGATGATCGAGTTCAACAGAGCTGACTCATTGTATGTATGTACAACTCCTGACGTTGATTTGTTCACACCAGCAAATTCTGGTTTAGATATCTTCATTTACCCAACAGAAGCGGTTGACAACTTGGACAACACAGGAATTGACTCAAACTACACAGCAACTTACTACCCGTGGGTATTAACAAGAGATAGTGTAAACAACACACAAATCTACATCCCACCAACAGCTGAGGTTACAAGAAACTTAGCGTTGACAGATAACATCGCGTTCCCATGGTTCGCAGCGGCGGGTTACACTCGTGGTATTGTTAACTGTATCAAGGCTCGTAAGAAGTTGACTCAAGAAGACAGAGACATTCTTTACATAGGTAGAATCAACCCAATTGCAACCTTCTCAGATGTTGGTACCGTAATTTGGGGTAACAAAACTCTACAAGTAAGAGAATCAGCTCTTGACAGAATCAACGTAAGAAGATTGTTACTACAAGCACGTAAATTGATTTCAGCTGTATCGGTAAGATTATTGTTTGAACAAAACGACGCACAAGTAAGACAAGACTTCTTAAATGCGGTGAATCCAATATTAGACGCAATCAGAAGAGACCGTGGTTTATACGACTTCCGTGTAACAGTTTCTTCAGATCCTGAAGATATTGATAGAAACCAACTTACTGGTAAGATCTATATCAAACCTACAAGAGCCCTTGAGTTTATCGACATCACATTCTACATTACTCCAACTGGAGCATCTTTCGAAAACATCTAATAGGGTTAATAATCAAAACAACAAGAGGGGGACATTAGTTCCCCTTTTTTGTTTATCGATATATTTATTTATATGAACTATTCAAAAGTCGTAAAAAAAATTGTTACAGAAATTATTCAAGACCAACTCAAACCAACTATGAAATATTATGCGTTTGATTGGGACGATAATTTAATGTATATGCCAACCAAAATTTATCTAAAAGACGATGAAGGTGAAAGTGTTGGTATGTCAACCGAAGATTTTGCAGAGTATAGAACCGAAATAGGTAAAGAACCATTCGACTACGAGGGACACACCATAGTAGGATTTGATGACGACGCATTTAGAGACTTCAGAGTTACAGGAGATAAGAAGTTTGTTTCCGATTCAATGAAAGCACCTACGGGACCTGCATGGAGTGATTTTGTGGAAGCTGTAAATAACGGATCAATATTTGCAATAATTACAGCAAGAGGTCACACACCAAGTGTTTTAAAAAACGCAGTCTATAATCTTATCAAAAGGAATAAACACGGATTGAGTGAACAAGAGTTGGTAAAAAACTTAAGGAAGTATAGAGAGATTTCCGATGAAGAAGAACTTTCTGATGACGAACTTGTAAGAACTTATTTAGAGATGTGTAAGTATCACCCTGTAAGCTTCGGAGAAGGTTCTGCTGCAAACCCTGAAGAACTTAAAGTTGCCGCAATGAGTGAATTTATGAGATACGTTAAAGACCTATCTCAAAAACTACAAGAAAAGGCTTACTTAAAAAATAAAATTAGTAATTATTTTGAGCCATATATAGGTTTTTCAGATGACGACTTAAAAAACGTTCAAACAATGAAAAAACATTTTGATGATGAAAGTGGATTAGATATTTATCATACTGGAGGAGGAGTAAAAACTAAATTTGAGTAAAAAACCGGACTAGTTAATATATAATTT